ACACGAGGAAGAACACGAGAGCGTGGAAGAAGACGGCCATTTGGCTGGTCTTGCCGTTCATAAACTTGACGTTCTTGCCCGCGGTGGTCACGAGAACACCGGGGCTGAGCGCGAGAAAAAGGGCGGCTGGCACGGCAACTTTTTGGGAAGTGATATCGGGGAGCATTTAATATATGCACATATAATTTTTAGCATAGTCTACAAAGTGATAGAAAGTGGCACCCCTCATTATTTCTTCATGGAGTCCATTATCATTAACAATACGCCTGAGGTTTCTCCAAATATGTGTAAGTCTCTCTTCATACCACTTAGTTTGCTCTTGATGTTCCCACGTCACACGCTCCTGATATGGGTGATGTTCCATGTAGCAAAATTCGGCAAAATCTGAAAAATTACCGGTGTGCTGAATATAAGCATCATACATGAGTGTGTTCATAGTATCCCACATGTACCACAATTCTTCTGAATATTGGACTTGCCAGTCTTCAATATTGAGAGGAGTTTCATCGGTGATTTCTTCATCATCACTGGCTTGAGAATTCTCAAAACCAGTGGTAGCTTCGTATACGTATTGGCTCCAAACCATGGTTATTACTTATCTTCTTTTGGGGGCTTCTCTTTTATACCAGTTAGTGAGAGAGAAGTAGACTCCTTAACTTTAAGACCGTCCTTGATCGCGTTTAGAGCGCCCTCCACCTTAGCTTCGTCACCACCAAAGAACTTGAGAAGTCCGTCCTTGATGGCATCCTTATTAATACTTCCCTTACGTACCGACTTACGTAGAGAAATCTTACCTTTCCTGAGGTTAATGGTATCAATACCCTGATCAATCATATGCTTCTTGACTGATTCCTTCAATCGCTTCTCTTCTTGGTTGAGGATCTTGATATCAGATTTTGCTTCAGAAAGTTGCTTGGAGAGCTCTACAAGCTTGGAGACACTCTCGGAAAGTTCGTTTGGCACAGACATATTATATTAATTAAAACTAGACATCTAATCTTTAAGCGTTATTTAGCAGAGAGTACGCTGCATCATATCAGGGACAATGGTGGAGTTGTTCCACACGAAGGGGTCCTTGGGGTTGGGGGGATCCGCGCGGATCTGCTGGTTGGCGTTACGGAGAGCACCACCGACGGTCTCTGGGAAACCGATCTGCTGACGAGGCTCAAGGAAGTTCTGGCCAGCGAGGATATCCTCTGGAGCAAACTCACCGAAGTCCTCGGCAGAGGCAACCTCACGGGGGAGGAGGGAAGACGCGAGGCCAACACCCTTCTCCATACCACAGCCGTTGGCGGCGGCTGGACCAGCGGTAGATGGACCGGCAGATGGAGCCATCTGGATCGCAGCGTACTCACGCTCCTTGATAGAATACTCAGACTTGTTGTTCATAGTGAAGAGCAAATAGACCAACACGGCGACGGCGAGCACCATAAGAATGTTTTGGGTACGACCCTTCTTCATCATGTTTTATATTAGGTTAACAATTTTTTTATTGCTCATCGTCAACGAAAGCATATCCTTCTGGATAAGTATCGAGGATTGGGTCTGGGTGAACCCTGACCTGGACAACATTCCAAGAGGAGCCGAAAGATTTCTTGGCAAACCAGAGGCCGGCAAACTCAAGGATGACATCACAAATCTTACCGGGCTGGATAGTCTCAAAGTCAACCTCCTCCTGCTCGGAGTTGAAAACCTTGGTAACCTCAATACGCTCGCCTGTAATCTGACCATCGGCGATACTGGAAGTGTACGCACCCTCAACAACCTTGTCGGATAGCTTCTTACCAAACCAGGTCTCAGCGTTGTCAACCGCCGCACTGAGGTTTTCAGTGTCAATCGCTTGAATCTTGGCAACGTTGTCATCGGAACCGAGCTCCATCACGATGTCTCCTGTAACATCAGTCATCTTCACCTTGTTCAACTGAACGAGGCACTTGCGCTTAGAATCATTGAGGGCCTTCACGAAGTAGAGTCCGTCATCACCTTTAGCTGGGGCGTTGTAAAGCATTTTATATATGGTTTAGGTCTCATTTCTTTAAACCAACAAATGGGATAGCTGCCGACTTATTTATAACGTTCTTAGGAACCCATGCGTTTCTCCTGGGATTGTAACCATACAAGGTGTTCGTGAAGTTTATATTCTTTGGTAAATTCTTGGCATTCTCAGGTCTCAAATTAAACTCATTCTTCACATAGGAATTATTAGTTACATTCTTCCACTTTAGGTTTTTGAGGTTTAATCGCTTGTTTCCTGAAGATTTCTTGTACCCATTTACATTAGCATTCTTAGTAACCGGCTTCAACCCATGCACAATCTGTTTAGATAACTTGTCCTCAGAGGGTTTGGTTGTGAAGTTCTTGTACTTGAATGGATCCACACGAGCCGCTTGAGCAACCGAAACGCGCGCGTTTTTCTTAGTGGCTGGGGCACCCTTCTTAATAATTAGGGGTTTGATGCGCTTGAATATGTCATCAATAGAGTTACTGGCATTGACTTTCTTATCTAGGAGCTGTGCAAGTTTCACAAGACGCTGACGATCCTTCTCTTTCTTCTCTGGACGAAGTTTGAGTTTACTCATCAAGTATATGTCTTCAATCAAAAACTCTTTACTGGCTATGTACACGTTGTTATTCCTCACCAGTTTACCTGTATTTTGGTTTCTGTACGTTATGCCCTTACGCCGTGTGAGAACCACCTCGTAGCCAAACTCTTTGGGTCTCATGAATGGAATGTCAAGAATGCCACCTAGGGTCACATTCTCAATCTTACCAGTCTGTGGGGAATAGAACCGTATGTTCAAATCAAGTGCAAACAATTCAACGTCAATGAAAACGTCGCCCTTCTTGGGGTCATTTCCTGGACCAGACTTTTTCTTCTTGATGAGTGTGTACCGACGTGTGACAGCTGGACCCGTTGAAGGCATGCTGATGCCCAAAAACTTGAAGAGTTTGGGGTACTTGGTCTTCATAGACATGAGCCGCTTCCTGACGCGAGTGTTCAACTTCTTAGCAATTTCACCCATTTTATCCCACAGTATGAGTTTGGTCGCTTGAAGTTTTCCAAAAAACTTTGGATTCACAGGCATTCGAGGAACAAACTTTGCGTCAATATCTGTGGTGATGATACGATTATTGTATTCCACATACAGATTGAAAGCTTCACCACCACTCACAATGAGATCACCCATGTTCTTCATGTGCTCAGAAACTTCACCAATAGTTTCCAAGATGATATCTCTCAAAGAGTTTGTAACCAAGAGGTACACAACCTTTTCAAAATCTTTTTTACTGTAGGTGCTGTGAACACGACTTCTGAATTTTCCAAGATCTCTCTGCACATTCCTGTCATAATACTTTTTCAACTTGGTATCCTTGAACAACAAATTTTCATCTAAAAATTTTTTGACGGTGGCTTCTGGATAAATTTCAGTGTCCATTATTATATTCTCACATAATAATATGGTCTGTAGTATAATAGACGAGTGCAGGTGCTTCGCGTACGACGATGTCGCCGATCCAAAGAAGTCTCAATTCTGTGGTGTGAGACGTGGCCCTCATGTGGTAGCCTGTCCAGAGAATGACTGCTGTGCTGGTGGATGCCCTGGTCAGGTACCTGGTTTGACACCCAGAGAACCATTCAGGATTATAGAACGCCCCCCATCCTTCAGAATGCCCGAGTATAATCCCAAGCTTTACATACTCATAATGTTAATCATATTATCACTCCTATTTCTTACGTATCTTACTTAAAGATTAACGGGCTAAGAAAGGTATAATGTCTCTTGAAACTATCCAAGCTGAAATTGCTGCCCTCCGCGCTGATGTTAAGGCTCTCACCAAGCTCGTTCGCAAGGTGAAGAACGTCCAAGAGGATCCTAACGGCGAGAAGGCCAAGGCCCGCGCCGCGAACAACGGTTTCAACCGCAAACAGGAAATCACACCTAAGTTGCGTGAGTTCCTCGGACTTCCTGAGGGTGAGCTCATCTCTCGTTCCGAGGTGACCAAGTTCATCAACAAGTACATCACCGACAAGGGTCTCAAGCACCCTGAGAACGGTCGCCAGCTCATCCTTGACGACAAGCTCAAGGATCTTCTCCAGCCTCCCGCTGACGTTACTGTCACTTACCTTAACCTCCAGAAGTACCTTTCTCCTCACTACGTGAAGAAGGCTTAAAAAAATAACACATAATCACAATATGTTTGTTTCAAAGGAACAGATTGAACAACTTATTGGTACAAAGATCAAAGATCTGACTTTGTACCAAAAGGCTTTCACCCATAAATCCGCACTCAAAGAGTATGATCAACTCAATGAATCATTTGAGACCCTAGAGTTTATGGGTGACTCGGTGTTAGGTTTCATTATAACTAAATTTTTGTTTGATCGTCATGAATCAAAACAAGAAGGATTTCTTACAAAGGCGCGTACAAAACTCGTTCGTTCAGAAACTCTAGCCGCTATAGCTCTCAAATTAGGTCTAAATAATCTTGTTCTTATGGACGAGAAGGGTATGCGTAATAAATGGAATAACAACCCTAAGATTTTGGAAGATGTTTTTGAAGCTCTCGTGGGTGCCATTTATATGGATTTGGGTTTGCTTCATGCAAAAGAGTTTGTTCTTAGAATCTACAACAATCCAGACTATGTTAATCTCAATTCAATTATGGTTGATGATAATTACAAAGATCATCTTATGAGATATTGTCAAATTATGAATTTACCTCTACCCGAGTATAGAGTTGTTGCGCATGAAGATGGTGTGTTCTTCATTGACGCTTATATTAATAATCAATATGCGGGTAGGGGGTATGCAAAAAGTAAAAAGCAAGCTGAACAAAATGCAGCTATGATATTCTTCCAATTACTTAAAAATAACCCACAACAATAATTTAACATGCACCCAAACGTAAAAGCTCTGATTGCACGCGAGTATGATGCACAAAAAAGTGTAGCGTGGCTGAAACTCCGTGGAAACATGCTAACCGCTTCGGATGCAGCTACGGCGATTGGAAAAAACAAATACGAGAAACCCGATGATCTTCTACTCAAGAAGTGTGGTCTAGGTGAAAAGTTTACAGGTAACGCTGCCACCCGACATGGTGAGAAGTATGAGGACGAGGCTCGTATCCTCTATGAGGAGAGACACAACGAAGTGGTTCATGAAATTGGTCTCTGTCCTCATCCAGAGCACAGTTGGTTAGGTGGAAGTCCTGACGGTGTTTCCGAATCGGGTAAGCTTGTAGAGATCAAGTGCCCCCAATCACGCCCAATTATTCCTGGTGAAGTCCCTGAGCACTACATGCCACAGCTCCAACTCTGTATGGAAATTCTAGATCTAGAAGAAGCTGACTTCATTCAATACAAACCGGCGGAAACTAACTGGCCTAGACCGGAGGAATTTGACGTTACCAATGTGAAGCGAGATCGCGAATGGTTCAAGACGTATTTCCCCGTGATGAAAGAGTTTTGGGACAAAGTTTTGTATTTTAGGGAGCACCTAGATGAACTTCCACAACCTAAGCCAAAGCGTACTCGTAAAAAAAAGGAAGTTGAACCACCCAAGTGTGAAGTTACATCACTTTCTGACGAAGACGAATACCATGAAGATTGAGGAGCAATACAACCTCGCTAAAGATAACCTCAATGGTCGTCTCTTCGCACCCTACCAGCGCGAGGGTGTCCTTTGGATGCTCACAATGGAAAATCAGGAATCTGGCCCCAAAGGTGGATTCCTCTGTGACGAAATGGGTCTAGGTAAGACTGTACAAATGGTTTCTACTATGTTGGGAAACCCCAAAAAAAGTACTCTCATCGTCGTACCTAAATCTATTATCACACAATGGGTTGGCGAGATCAAGAAGTTTGCCCCTCAAATGTCTGTTCATATTTTTGATGGTCCAAACCGTACCCTCAAAGAGGCTGACGTTGTGATCATGCCCTATTCTCTCTTGTCTACACATGAAGAGACTCTCGTTCACAAGAAGACGTGGGACCGAATCATTCTTGATGAAGCCCATGAGATTCGAAACAAAAAGTCAAAGTTGTTCAAAAGTGTGTACCGTATTAATGCCGTGATCAAGTGGATTGTCACAGGTACACCTGTCTTCAATTCAATGGAAGATTTTGTATCTCTCTGCGCCTTCCTTGGTATTGACAAAGCTCTTGTCCAAGGAATGACCAATAAGATCAAGGATATTTACATCCTCCGGAGAACCAAAGATGACTTGGCGAAGATTAACGAACGTTTGAGACTTCCAGATTGTCACTTTGAGAATGTGGAACTTGATATGTTCCCAGATGAGAGACAGCTTTATGAGTTTGTGTTTCAAGATGCACAGGCCACCATTCAAGAGGCTTTCAGAAATGCAATCAGTCTCAACTCAAAGAATATGGTCATCTTGGAGTGCCTGCTCCGCGCCAGACAGTGTATGATATGGCCTCAGATGTACTTGGATGGTATTGCGAAGAAGAATGGAACCCAAACTGAAGAGTGGATTGGAAGATCCAATAAGATGGAGACTCTCTTTCGTATGATTAATTCTCACCCAGATGAGAAAACCCTCGTTTTCTGCCAGTTCATGGGTGAGATGGACTACATCCAAAGTAAATTGGAATGTCCCACATTCAGGATTGATGGTTCAGTAGTAAAAGAGGAGAGAGACAAACAGGTGACTCTTTTCAGAAAGGCTCCACCCGGATCTGTCTTTATTATTCAAATCAAGTCTGGTGGCCAGGGTCTCAACCTTCAAGAAGCTACTCGTGTCTACATCACAGGTCCATCTTGGAATCCCGCGACAGAACTTCAAGCTGTTGGCCGAAGTCACCGAACAGGACAAACTAAACAAGTGTACGTAAAGAAACTTATCTACAAAGAGACGGATACATTTGTGAGTGTGGAGGAAGAGATGATGGCTCTCCAAGGTCACAAATCTATCGTGTGCTCCAAGGTTCTAAATGACGAGAGGATTGAAAAACAAATTCCAGTAAAGAGGACAACTGAAAAGATTTCAATCTTGGACATCAAGAAAATTTTCAAAGCCTAATGTATAAATAAAATGATTGGTTCTCGTGCTCAAGTTTTCCATGGAACTGCCGATAAGACCGCGGGTGGTCTCACCAAGAAGGATCTCATCCTTGATCCCAAGGATGGCCAGATTAAGAGCAAGGCTGCTCAGGAGGCTGCCCTCGCTCGCATGAAGAAGGAGGGTAAGAAGCACCTTACCAAGGTTTTCAAGCCCGCGAAGAAGGGTTTCAAGCTTCAGCCTAAGGAGGGCACCAAGGCTTACGACAAGAAGATGAAGAAGATGGCGTAAAAATTTGTTGTTGTAATGTAAGAATGACTCTTGCTAAGTGGAATGAGTCTGTGCGTCTAGCTAAGATTAAGTTAGGTTTGGACCCTAAGGGGTTTACCAAGATTCAGGGTAAACTTCTTAAGGAGGCTCAGATCATTTATCATATCCTTCTCATGAATAAAAATAACAGTAATAAATAAGAATGTTATCTACTAAGGATGTACTTGCACGTTCAAGATTACGTGCGATGAACACAAACTTTCTTGACAACCAGAGGCGACGCATTTATCAAACAAGTAGAGGTGCGATGTTTACGAACATGCCAGGTGGGTATAGAAATTATAATCCAATCCCCAGATACAGGAACGTTCCCGGATCTGGGGTGACTACACGTTTATATTAAAGTTGGAACTGAAATCCCTTAAGATTCTGTGGTTCGTAAACCACGAGTTGATATAGTTTCCAAGTACACCCGAACTTTCTGTTCAAGAAATACACACTATTGAGTTCAACGATAGCATGTCCACTATTTCTTGCATAGAGACCATTTGAAACTTCAGTCTTGATGGGATTCTTGTCTGCGTCATAAACTGCAGCCTTGATGAGACTATTATGATCTGTGTCAACCTTCACACGAAACTTTGGTTCACGATCGGGACTTTCCTTAATATTAGAGTTGAACATTGGTTTGAGTTCCTCCTTTGTCATCTTCTTGTTGAAGATCTTTTCACTTTGATCAACAACAGCATCAATGATCTTATCTTCAATAGCTCGTAGAGATGTGTAAAACTTGTTAATGTAACTTCCCTCTTCATCATACCCTTTTAGTGCAAAATCCACATTGTATTTAGTTGGTCCGACTTCGGGTGTAAAACCAGAGACACCGAAAGGCATGTAGAGTCGTGGAAATTGGATCCTCGTAGGAGTACCCTCCTTTGTAGACAGAACAATCTTTCGGTTGTTAAACTCTGCAATTTCCAGATTTTCAATAGCGTCGGTAATTTTAGACATTTGTACTACGTGAATATATGGTTAAAACTTTAAGCTGAACAAGCCACACATTCTGGTTCAAGGCTGAATTGGATTGGCCGAGCCTTAGCCTTAGATCTCAGATAATACATACCCGTCTTGAGACCTTGCTTCCAGGCATACATGTGCATGGATGAGAGTTTGGACATTGTGGGACTCTCCATGAAAAGATTCATACTTTGGGACTGATCGATGAAACGCCCACGCTGCGCCGCCATGTCAATGACATCCTTCATCTTGATTTCCCACACGGTGCGATACAACTTCTTAATATCATCTGGAATGTCCACAATGGTTTGAATGGAACCACCCGCCTTTACCATGAGGTCTTTCATATCCTTGGACCAGAGACCAACATTCTTCAGATCATCAACGAGGTGCTTATTGACAACCACAAACTCACCAGCTAGAGTGCGACGGAGATAGATATTTGTGGTGTATGGCTCAAAACACTCATTGTTACCCAGGATTTGTGCTGTAGAGGCTGTGGGCATTGGAGCCATGAGAAGACTGTTGCGGAGACCCTTAGTCTTCACGCGTTCTCTCATAGCGTCCCAGTCATAGTGGAGCTTTGTCTCCCCCTCCCACATGTCAAACTGGAATACACCTTGGGAGGCCGGGGACCCCTCAAAGGTCTCGTAGGATCCATCCACTTCCGCGAGTTCAGAGCTCGCTTCTAGGGCGGCGTGATACATCGTCTCAAAAATACGCGCGTTAATCTCTTTAGCCTCGTCCGAGTCAAACGCAAGACGGCAGAGAATAAATACATCCGCGAGACCCTGGACACCGAGGCCAATTGGTCGGTGCCTCATATTAGACTTTCTGGCAGTCTCAACTGGGTAAAAGTTCCTATCGATAACCCTATTCAGATTCTTGGTGACAGTCTTTGTAACTTCGTGAAGTTTCTCATAATCAAATGTCTTCTTTTCACGATCCACAAACTTTGGTAGGGCGACGGAAGCTAGGTTACAAACAGCAGTCTCGTCCTTGTCGGTGTACTCCAAAATCTCTGTGCATAGGTTGGAACTCTTAATGGTACCCAAGTTCTTCTGATTACTCTTCTGGTTGCAGGCATCCTTGTAAAGCATGTAGGGTGTACCAGTCTCAGTTTGGGACTTTAGAATCGCCTTCCAGACCTCTGTAGCCGGTATCGTCGCATTGGCACGACCCTCTTCCTCATACTTCTTGTAAAGAGTCTCAAACTCTTCACCCACTGCATCAGAGAGACCTGGAGCCCTGTCTGGACAGAAAAGGGACCACTGACCACCCTCTTCAACCCTCTTCATGAAGAGATCGGGGATCCAGAGAGCAGAGAAGAGGTCACGGCAACGTGCCTCCTCGTCACCTTGGTTGAGGCGCAACTCGAGGAACTCCATAATATCTGCGTGCCATGGTTCAATGTACACGGCAATAGAACCCTTACGACGACCAGCCTGGTTCACATAGCGAGCAGTGGCATTAAAAACCCTGAGCATTGGAATGATACCATCCGACTGTCCATTTGTACCCCTAATACGTGACTTATTTGCCCTCACATCATGGATATGCATACCAATACCACCAGCCCACTTGGAAATCTGTGCACACTCAGTTAGGGTTTCGTAGATACCGTTAATGGAATCCTCTTTGTTTGCAATTAGGAAGCAACTGGACATCTGAGGGCGAGGAGTACCGGCGTTGAAGAGGGTGGGTGTCGCATGGATGAAAAGACCTTGGGACATCTTGTCATAGGTTTCCAAAACAGAGGAAATATCGTCACCGTGGATGCCAATAGCCACCCTCATAAACATATATTGAGGCGTTTCCATCAGTACACCATCAAGGCGTTGGAGGTAGGACTTCTCTAGGGTCTTGAGACCAAAGTACCCAAAATCAAAATCCCTTTTGGTGACAATGTCGTTACGAACAATACCAGCTACCTGTGCAACTTCTTCCGTGACGATGCCAGCCTTTGCAAGCTTCTTCATTGCGATGTGGAAGTTATTGGGACACACCTTTTGAATGTTACTGGCAACGATACGAGTTGCGAGAGTCTCATAGTCAGGATCTGACGTAATCATACCGACGCACACTTCCGCAGAGAGTGTGTCAATCTCCTGAACATTGATACCGTCATAGAGGGATGAAGCTACCTGCTGCGCAACCTTAGAAGAGTCACAGTTTTCTGAGAGACCATATGTTAGATTCTTGATCCTATTGGTGATGTTATCAAACTTCATATCCTCAATACGACCTGAGCGCTTAATGACTCTCATGGTTTACTAATTATTCTACGTGTTTTATTTTTAACTTACTTCTTGCACTTCTCGAGATCGGCACTGGTGACCTTCACAGTACCCACAGTTTCAAACTTACGATCGGGCTGAAGAAAGTAACTGTTCGCAAAGAAGGGGCCGGTCTCACCTGGACGCGCCACGGGGGCATAAGATCCCACGAAGCAGGCTGGGGGTTTGCATGGAATTTGTTCAACGTTGGTAGGCTTGTTGGCATAGACCTCGTCAAAATCAGCTATGTTCAACATTTAATATCTACTAAGTTTTTTTTCCGAGGGTATATTAAATGTGTGATAACCTTCACCTTGACTCCCTCAAGCAGTGTGAGACTCCACTCAACACCCTATTCTTCTCCGAGTTCAACCAGGATCTTCTCCAGCGTGGGATCCGTCAGGCCTTCAAGAATAAGACTGGTATTGCTATTGACCGCCAAAACCCCGATGACTTGTACAGCCTCATGCGTGTCGTCTTCATCAACAATGCGGGTGACCACCATACCCGTATCAACGAACAGGTTCGCTTCATGAACTCCCGTGTCATTGAGACTGCGTTGGGTCAGATTCAAACTGGTGTCTCCCAATACATGTCTTACGTGCAAGATATCGATACTATTGCGGTACCCCTTGCGCAACCCATTAACACAAGTACGGTCGGTAAAAAGCTTCCCAAGAATGAGAAGATTGGTATCAATTAAAGTTTTGCCTCACTGTACTGATAAGATGAGTTTGAACTTCTACAAACAAGAAACTGAAAAAGTATGTAAATCTAAGGGTTGGGACCGCGCTGCGGTTGATACAGTGTGGCTCCTGTTGACGGAAGAGTTTGGAGAACTGGCATCGGCGATTCGTCAGTACAAGAAGACCTACAAGAAGACCGGTCTCAAGAAGGAGAGGGGAACGGATGTCATGATGGAAATGGGTGATGTGTTTAGTTATCTTTTCCAGTTGGCACATATGTTAAACATAGACTTGGATAAGATGTGGGAGGAACACAGGTCTAAAATGAAAACCAAAAAATATAATCTGAAGTAAAAGTAATTATGATGCTTACTGATGAAGAAGCGATTGATAAGGTTAATCCATTTGTCACTCACGATTTTTCCCTTCCAGGAAGTGTGAGACAAAGTGGTGGATATGATGATTTCACGGAGTTTCGCAAAGAGTCTGGGATAGTTGAACCCAAGAGAAGTGTTTTCTGTGATTATGGATTATGCGCGG